GAAGGTGCACAAGAAATTATGCAAAGAGTAAGATATGCGTATGAACTATGTCCTGATCACATACGGGCAGGTGTTGTTAACTACAACAAAGGTAGTATGGAATTTGAAAATGGCAGTAGGATAGTAAGTGCAACAACAACAGGTAACACAGGAAGAGGTATGAGTATATCTTTACTATACTGTGACGAGTTTGCATTTGTTAGTCCTACGATTGCAGACGAATTTTGGACATCAATATCACCTACACTTGCAACAGGTGGTCGTGCTATTATTACTTCAACACCTAATTCAGACGAAGACACATTTGCTGTTATTTGGAAAGAAGCTGAAAAGAAATATGACGAACACGGTAACGAACAAGATGTAGGGGTAAATGGATTTCATTCATTCACATGTCACTGGAGTGAACATCCAGACAGAGACGATGAATGGAAGTCAGAAGAACTTGGGCGGATTGGTGAAGAACGTTTTCGTAGAGAATATGAATGTGAGTTTCTAGTATTTGACGAAACTCTTATAAGTTCTATTAAACTTGCAACATTTGAACCAGAGACACCAATTATGAATATGGGTCAAACACGTTGGTATGAAAAACTTAGAAAAGATAAAACATATATTATTGCGCTTGATCCTTCAATGGGCACAGGTGGCGATCATGCTGCTATACAAGTGTTTGAACTTCCTACATACAAACAAGTTGCAGAGTGGCGGCATAATACTACACCTATTACAGGACAAATTCGTATACTTGCTGACATTTGCAATCATATAGCAAATGAAACAGGTAACCCACAAGGCATTTATTGGAGTGTAGAAAACAATTCAATAGGTGAAGCTGCCCTAATTGTTATAAATGATTTTGGCGAAGAGAATATACCCGGACTGTTTGTTAGCGAACCTATGCGCAAAGGGCACGTTCGCAAATTCCGTAAAGGGTTTAACACTACTCACAGTACTAAAATTAGTGCATGTAGTAGATTGAAAACAATGATAGAAAACGACAAAATGAAAATAAGTTCAGGCGCTATGATTAGTGAACTGAAAGGATTTGTTGCTACAGGTAGCACTTACAAAGCTAAGACAGGCGAAACAGATGATCTTATCAGTGCTACACTACTTGTTATAAGAATAATGAGTGTGCTTAGAGATTGGGATCCGAGAGTGTATAACACATTCAAAAGCATGGAGTCAGCAGAAGATTACGAACCACCAATGCCTATCTTCATTAGCAGCAACTATTGATAAATATTAATATGAAAAACTTGGATTTAATAGGCGAAGAGCTGTTTAACAAAATTAGAGGAAGATTCCCTTCGGTTACAATAGGAAACGAAGAAGGAGTTGTAACTAATGTACCAAACGAAGCACGATTTTTTGATTTTGATTTCAAAGAAGGTGATAAAAACTTAGGAAAAATTAGTATAAGTGTTGATGAAAAAAGCCTAAGCGTTATGTATAGTAATAATTTTGTTGAAGGACAGGATGCGTTTACCAAAGAAAAGTGGTATGGATTTTTAAAAGAACTACGCTATTTTGCAAAGAAAAGACTGTTAAATTTTGATACTAGAGACATTACAAAATCAAATCTCAACCGCAGAGATTATAAATTTTTAGCAAATAATACTGGAGACATAACAATGAGCGAATCAAAGATGTATGGTACTAGCAAGACCAGTTACCAAGATGTTGGCACAGCAAGACTTGCACTTAGACACAGCAAGCCTGTAAACCAAGAACTTGCACATGGTAGAACACAACATGTAGAAGCAATCTATATTGAAAGTGATCAAGGAGAAAGATTTAGATATCCTTATAGACATTTGAATGGTGCAAGAGCAATGGCACGTCACGTAAGCGAAGGCGGTAATGCTTATGATGATTTTGGCAAATATATTGTTAGTCTTTCAGAAGAACTAAACAAACTACGTAAGTTCAAAAATTACATGGGTCGCTCAGGTGTAATGGCTGAAGGTTTACAAGGTTACATGGATGTAGTATACGAAAGAATTGACACAGTAAAAAAGACAATTGAACAGCTTCAAAAACCTACTCATTACAAAACAGCTTTTGAAGGTTTTGAAAAACCTGTGCTAGAAGAAGTACCAGAAGAAGTTTCAAGTAATTGGATTGATCAATTAACAATTCGTCAATTTAACGAAGAGCTCAAAGATGTATTTCCTTATATCTACAAGTTAGTAAACGAAAAGACCAAAGCAAAAGAACTTGGTCCTGAAGACTTTATTGAAGAAGGAATGAAAACACTTAAATGTAAAGACTGTGGAGACACTCTTGGTAATCCAACTACTGACTGCCCACATGACTGTCAAGATCCAAAAGGTGAAAATTGGATTATGATTGATGCTGACAATGACGGCGATATGGATATGGCTGTGAGTAATGAAACAATGCCAGATGATTTCTTTGCATTTGAAAATTGGGCAGACGATGTTGTTGAAAATGGATTAGAAGATGCACCAGTTGATGAAATGGATGATGATCTACAATATAAGTCATGGTTAAAGATTTATAAGAAAAGTCCAGATGCGGCGGAAGCACATCCTAAACACAAAGAGTTTTTAGATTACTATCAGTCACAAGAAAAAGAAGGTAATGCATTTACAATGGCACTTAAAAAAGCCAAAGACGATGACGAAGACGAAATGGAAGTAGACGGCAAAAAGATACCAGTTACTGAATTTGTTCTTTCATTGTTTGATAGAGAAACAGGACAGTTTCCAAAGGGCGAAACAGCAGTGCTAACAGCAGTAGAAAAAGATTACGGTGAAGAATATATAAACAATGCAAAAGACTTTATTGAAGCAATTAAGCACAAGTTTGAAGATTTTCAAATGAGACAAGAAGCAAGTGCAGAGCATGATGCAGAAATGGCTCAAATGAGAGAATTAGCTGGGTTAACTAATTAAAATATAGGAGAGAACAAATGGCAGTAATACCATCAACAGAAAGACGTTCGTATGCTACGGGCGGAGATAAAACAACAGTAGGCACTATGTTTTCACCAAATGCATTTTGCTATAAACTAACTGTAGAGAACGCATCTAACACAGCAATTGACTTAAGAGCAGAAGATGATGCATATAACGAAGTAGTTGCACAGATTATAAGAGAAATCAGCCCACTTGCATATTTTGTAGTAAATGATAATAGTGGTGTTATACACTTAGTAATGGATAAAAATATCAATAGTGCATCAGAGTTACAAGCACGTATTAGAACTATTGGTAAAGATAGCGGTGCAACAACAACATCAATCGGACCAAACGACATCGATATCAGCGGTTCGGACGTGGTCGCAGCTTCAAGCATTACTGTAGCATAATAAAAGTAAAATTATTTCAAGATCTTAGCAGATTTCACTTGACTTCTGCTAAATATTATTGTATAGTACATAATGTGCTATATGATATTAAAGGCACAATGCAATAGGCAATATATAAGGAGGCAAAACTATGGCATCATTAGCTGAAATAAGAGCAAAACTAAAAGAGCAAGAATCACGCACAAGCGGTGGTTCAAGCGGCGGCGACAACGCAATTTTCCCATTTTGGAATATGAAAGAAGGAGAGACAAGTACTCTACGCTTCTTACCTGATGGCGATGAGTCAAACACTTTCTTTTGGAAAGAACGTTTGATGATTAAACTTCCATTTGCAGGAATCAAAGGTGAAACTGATTCACGTCCTGTACAGGTACAAATTCCATGTATGGAAATGTATGGTGAAACATGCGATATCTTAAATGAGGTACGCGGTTGGTTTAAAGATCCAAGTCTTGAAGACATGGGTCGTAAGTATTGGAAAAAACGTTCATACGTATTCCAAGGCTTTGTAGCTGATACACCATTACAAGAAGATAGAACTCCGGAAAATCCAATCCGTAGATTTATCATTGGTCCACAAATTTTCCAAATTATCAAAGCGGCATTAATGGATCCAGACATGGAAGAACTGCCAACAGATTATACTGCTGGTGTAGACTTCCGTCTTGCAAAAACAACCAAAGGTGGTTATGCAGACTACTCAACATCAAACTGGGCACGTAGAGAGCGTCCACTTGGTGATGCAGAGATGCAAGCAGTTAACACAAACGGATTGTTTAACTTGGGAGACTTTTTACCTAAGAAACCTACTGATGTAGAGATTAAGGTAATGAAAGAAATGTTTGAAGCATCTGTTGATGGCGAGGCTTATGATGCTGATCGTTTTGGTCAGTATTTCCGCCCTGCGGGAATGGCAGCACGTACAGGTGATCCAAATGTATCATCTTCAAACGGTACTGCAACTTCAAGAACTGAACAGCCTAAAGCAGAAACTCCAGCACCAGCTGTAGAAACTGCTCCAGCATCACAACCAGAGGCAACTCCGGCACCAGCCGCTGAGCCTGCAGGTGATGGTAAGGCACAAGACATTCTTGCAATGATCCGTTCAAGACAACAAAACTAATAGCACAGGGAGGGAGCAATCCCTCCCAATAACTTTGTAAAGGAGATATAATGGCCAAATCATTTGACCCGAGCAAGTTTAGAACTGCTCTTACAAAATCCATTTCAGGCATGAGTGCAGGATTTAACGATCCCACTGATTGGATTAGTACAGGTAACTATGCACTCAACTATCTTATCAGCGGCGACTTTCATAAAGGTGTGCCTATGGGTAAGGTTACTGTTTTTGCAGGAGAGTCTGGCGCAGGTAAATCATATATTTGTGCAGGTAACATTGTAAAGGCGGCACAAGATCAAGGCATCTTTGTTGTATTAATTGACTCAGAGAATGCACTTGATGAAAGTTGGCTACATGCACTAGATGTAGACACATCGGAAGAAAAACTACTAAAACTAAACATGTCAATGATTGATGATGTTGCAAAAACTATTTCAACATTTATGACAGATTACAAAGCAATGGATGAAGAAGATCGTCCTAAGGTATTGTTTGTTATTGATAGTTTAGGTATGTTGTTAACACCTACAGACGTTGATCAGTTTAACAAAGGTGATATGAAAGGTGATATGGGTCGTAAGCCTAAGGCATTGACTTCACTTGTTCGTAACACAGTTAACATGATTGGTTCGCATAACGTAGGACTTGTATGTACTAACCACACTTACGCATCGCAAGATATGTTTGACCCAGATGATAAAATCTCAGGTGGTCAAGGCTTTATCTATGCATCATCTATTGTAGTAGCAATGAAAAAGTTGAAACTAAAAGAAGATGAAGATGGCAATAAGATTAGTGAAGTGCGTGGTATTCGTGCAGGTTGTAAAGTAATGAAAACTCGTTATGCAAAACCTTTCGAAGGCGTACAGGTTAAGATTCCATACGAAACAGGTATGAATCCTTACAGCGGACTTGTAGAACTTTTTGAAAAGAAAGGTTTATTAGTCAAAGATGGTAACAGACTCAAGTATATCGATACAAAAGGTGAAGAACACAAAGAGTATCGCAAAAACTGGTCAGGTGAACTGCTCGATATGGTAATGTCAGATTATGTGAATTTATCAAGTGAAAAGGTAAATATCCAAGATGACGAAGTAGAACCAATCGAGGAGCCTGTTAATGGATGAATCACAAATTGTTGACATATGGACAGTGTTTAAGGATAGCATTGACAAGAAAAATATTGAAGTTGTTGCAGAACGTTTTGTTGATGTTTGTGCCGACTATGGTGCAGATGATGAGCATTTTAAAAACGCTCTTGGCAACTGTAATGATCTTGATAATGCAATTAACTACTATCTTGATGTTGACGAAGATGCATACGATGACGAACAAGAGGACTGGTAATGGGCTGGTATAGTGAAATATCAAGAGATATTTCTAAGATCCCTGATGCAGTAGCTCACTTTGACAGCGAACTTTCTGAAGCTCGTAAAGAAGTAAAACTACAAGGCAATGTGGAACGAGCAGCGGCAGCAATGCCGGGCATTGTCGAACACCGCTTTAATCAACTGCAAGAAGTTGAAGCAATATTAAACTATTTAAATATTGAACTACGTAGATTGCGTAGCTCATATTTTAAAAAGTATCTTGAAAATTATCAACGAGCTCTGTCTAGCCGTGACGTTGAAAAATACGTTGACGGTGAGGCAGACGTTGTTGATTATGAAAAGATTATTAACGAGTTTGCTCTTATGCGTAACAAATGGTTAGGTGTTCTTAAGGCACTTGATCAAAAGCAATGGCAAATTACTAATGTTGTTAAGCTCAGAGTTGCTGGTATGGAAGACGCTAGTCTGTAATCTGTATAAGTAAATGTTTAAGGAGAGTTTATGACAAAAGTTGTATTAGACGACAAACATCCGCACCTAGGTGGAAACAATCTAGAGGTTAATAGACACACTTTTTGCCCCGAGAGTTGGAATTATATTATAGAAAAATATAAAATCAAGTCGGTGCTAGATGTAGGAAGCGGATACGGACATGCACCCAAATGGTTTTCAGAACAAGGACTTAATGCAGTTGCAATAGAAGGACTACAACAGAATGTAGACAATGCTGTATATCCTACAACCAAAATTGATTTAACAGAAAAAAGTTTTACAACAGACGTTGATATGGTAAATTGTATTGAAGTAGTTGAGCATATAGAGGAAAAATTTATTAGTAATTTGTTAGATACATTATGCTGTGGAAAATATATTTTTATGACTCACGGGACTCCAGGCCAACGGGGACATCATCACGTAAACTGCCAATGGCAAGATTACTGGATAGACCATTTAGACAATAGAGGATTTGACTGGAACAAAGAAGATTCGATGACTATTAGGAAATTGTCTACTGGAACAAAATTTAATAATGAAAATGGCAAACATATAAACGAAAGCGGTTTGTTTTTTATAAAAAGGAACATGTAAAATGGGTTACAAGACACCATACCTATATTGGATAAATGACCAGATTGGCAAAGTATATAATTCCATTGATGGTTTAAAAATGTTAGAACTAGGAAATCAAGTAATCCGACCAGATAAGAAAATATATGAGACTACAGGCAAGGAATATTTTACTAGATTGGGCTATCATCATATTTCTGTAGATTTAAATGGGTTGGATGGTGCTCTGACTAAAGACTTGTCAAAGTTAGAAGATT